TGTTATACCTGGTACGATAATCAACCGAAATGAATGCAGTTTTATTCATAGTACTTTACGGCTCCGAAGCATCCATCCGGCGCGGCCTGTCATCCACTTTACCAAGTATGCAGAGCGGGGCCCCGGTCCGTGTGTTCAATAATTCCTACCCATACTGGCCCGATGGATTTGTCGATGATCTTTCACAGCAGTACGGCTTCGCGAGTGTGGATAGCGCAGGGCAAAACATAGGCTTCGCCAAAGCAGCGAGCATCCTGCACGAGAAATACCCGGCAGATATTACATTATGGATAGAAGGCGATTCAGTCACAAATACCCCAGCTTGGGATGTGCCGTTAGTCGAGGCCGTGGCATCCGGCGGCTGTGTATGGGCCACGCTACGCAACTGGAGGTCATACGAGGAAATGGAAGAGCGCGGGCACTACCATGCGCAGGTAGGCGGGTACAACGTAACGGTGCCACTGCAGCCATGTGTCAATAGCATCTGCGCGGTATCGACGCAATGGCTGGAGCCGAACATAGGCAACGTGAACGAGAACGAATACTACGGCGGCAGCGAGGTGAAGCTATGGGATAAGTTAGACCAGCACAGCAACCGGCGCTGGGTTTATCTGGATGATTACGAGGAAGTATTCAAGGGTAATCTGCCGAACCTCGATGATGCGCTTTACATTCAGTACAAGTATGCGCACGCAATCGGTGGTGATAGATACAAAGGGTCGTTTGAGCAATACATAAAAGAACATGGGTAACCATAATCTTAACCGATAAGCAAATTTTAAAAGTATGATTTACAGAAACATTACAGAAATAAAGCCGAACCCAAAGAATCCGCGCACCATCCGGGACGATAAGTTCAAAAAATTAGTGAAGTCAATTCAGGACTTTCCGCAAATGTTGGACAAACGGCCTTTGGTATGTTTTACCGATACCGACGGCAAGTTGGTTGTATTGGGAGGTAATATGCGATTGAAAGCGGCAAAGGAAGTTGGGCTGAAGGAATTGCCGGTTGTATTGGCTGACGATTGGACGGAGGAACAAAAGGCGCAATTCCTGATTAAAGATAACGTCGGGTTCGGAGAGTGGAACTGGGATGAATTGAAAGCCGATTGGGATTTGGAAAAGTTGGACGACTGGGGATTGGATGTGCCGGATTTTGAAAGTAAACAACTTCAAGCGCAGGATGATGACTACGAGATGCCGGATGAAATTAAAACAGATATCGTACTTGGTGATTTGTTTGAGATAGGAGAACACCGTTTATTGTGTGGGGATAGTACGGACAGCGATGCGGTTGCAAGGTTGATGGATGGTGTAAACGATGCCTTTTGTTTTACATCACCACCATATAATGCCGGGGATAGTGCAAAGTTATCGGGAAATATGGCAAGTGCGAATAGAGCAAATTTATATCAATCATACGATGACGAACAAAGTCCCGATGATTGGAAGCAATTATGCGAAGCTACCATAAATAATGCTATGATGCATTGCGAAGTAGTCGCATACAACATACAAATGTTGGCAAATAATAAGATAGCATTCATGTCATTGCTAAATGATTACAAACAAAATCTTATTGATATTGCTATTTGGAATAAAGAACACGCTGCACCTCATGTGGCTGAAAATGTAATGGCAAGTACTTTTGAATTTATTTTGTTTTTATCACCAAAAACAAATCCTACCAAAGCAATTACTACTGGGAAATTTAGGGCGGTACAAAATGTATATTCTGCACCACCGCAGAGAAACAATGAATTTGCAAAACATCACGGTGCAACATTTCCAATGCATTTGCCTGAATGGGTGATTAAAACATTCACAACCAATCAACCAGTGCTTGATTTATTTTGTGGAACAGGAACCACAATGGCTGCTTCACACCAACTTAAACGCAAATGCTACGGGATGGAATTAGACCCTAAATATTGTCAGGTTATTGTTGACCGTATGCGCAAACTTGATCCGACATTAACAATAAAAAAGAACGGCAATGCCATTTAAAAAAGGAGTTACACCACCGGGAGCAAAGCCATTTGTAAAAGGGCAAAGTGGAAATCCTAAAGGTCAGCCACGCAAAATAGTATCACGTTTTGTAGATTTAGGCTATTCAAAGTCAGAGGTTAATTCTACTATTGCTGCTATGCTTGCAATGACGATGGATGAGCTTAAGAAGGTAGCGGAAAGCGCGGATAGTACCGTACTTGAAAAAACGATTGCTTTCACATTAAAAAAGAATTTAGAAAAAGGAAGCTTGTATGCAGTCGATTTATTGCTGAATCGCAACCACGGAAAACCGCAGGAGATGGTGGAAGTTAATGCAGATATTAAAAAGGTGATTGTTGTCCAATATGGAAACCCAGAAAATAATAATACAATTCAATCCGCATAAGGCGCAACATAAAGTTTTAACAAGTGCGGCTCGATTCCGCGTTCTTATGTGCGGAAGGCGTTTCGGTAAGTCTCTTATATCTCAAATCATATCAATCGAGCAGGCAACCTTCGGTAATAGTATTGCTTATATCACTCCGACCTATCAGCTGGCGAAGGTGTTCTTTGACGAAATGATTAAGAACCTGCCGAAAGATTTGTACGAGTGCAACCGTTCCGACCTTGTAATCAAGTTCGATGGCGGCGGCAGCATCCGTTTCTTTACCGGTGAGCGGCTCGATGCAATGCGTGGCCTGCGCTTCCATCTGGTGATAATCGATGAGGCAAGCTATATCTCCGATTTAGAATCCGGATGGCTTAATAGCATACGGCCCACCTTGACCGACTATCAGGGCCGGGCCATCTTCCTTTCGACTCCGAAGGGGCGGAACTATTTCTATTCCTTGTTCCTGAAGGATGGCGAGCCGGGATGGCAGTCGTTCAAGTTTACCACTTACGATAACCCCCACATCAACCCGGCGGAGATAGACGATGCGAGGGCCTTACTGCCGACTGCGGTCTTCGAGCAGGAGTACATGGCCAACGCTATGGAGAACGCAAGCAATCCGTTCGGAAGTAGCCATCTGGCGGCATGCGTTCGGCCTATTAGCAACCGTCCTGCCATAGCCTACGGCATTGACCTTGCCAAGTCAGTTGACTACACGGTTGTAGTCGGCTTGGATGATACCGGAACTGTCTGCCACTACGAGCGGTTCCAGAAGGATTGGAATCTTACGAAGGAAACCATCAGGAGCCTGCCTCGGCACATCCCCATCATGATAGATAGCACCGGGAACGGAGATCCGATCACGGAGGATTTACAGAAGCATTTTAACTCGATGGCAGGGTTCAAGTTCACCTCCACCAGCAAGCAGCCGCTAATGGAGGGCCTAGCCTCTGCCATCCACCAGCGGAAGGTATTTTTCCCCGACAACTATATCAAGACCGAGTTGGAAATCTTCGAGTTCCAATACACCGCGACCGGGGTAAAGTACGGCGCACCTACCGGGTTCCACGATGACTGCGTGTGCGCTTTGGCTTTGGCATGGAAGTGCTATAACGAGAATCGGAGTGCCGGGCAGTATTATTTCATCTAAACACTTCACCAAAAACCGTCTTATTATAGTATGAAGCTAACCGTCAAGCAGTTTCAGGAGTTGTACTACATCTCCGAAAGGTGGGAAAACGATATCGACAAGTCGATAAAACTTGTCGGCGTAATCACCGGAAAGACCCCGGAAGAGGTTGAGGCTATGAAGGTCGGGCCGTTCAACCGGATATGCGCCAAGATACAGAAGCAGTTCAGCCTGCTGGAGCGTGACTGGATGAGGTCGAAGCCGAGGAAACTAGTACGGATAGGAAAGCGGTTCTACCGCCTGCATTACGATATCACCAGATTCCCGAATAATGCCGGGAAGTATATCGATGCGATGTCGTTCAGCAAGGACCTTGTGCCTAATATCCATATCATTATGGCAACGATGGCGGAGCCTGTGAACTGGAGGGGTAAGCCTTACAAGCTTGAGCATAGCCAGATAGCTGCGGATATGGAGAAGCTGGACTTCGAGGTAGCGTACCACGCTGCGGTTTTTTTTTATCTTCTATTTCAAGCGTCAATGAGCGTTACCCGGCCTTATTTGGTAAAGCAGATAACTCGCCAGGGGATAAAGAAGGAAACGGCGGAACTGCTGCTGAACTATTCATCGAGACTTTTGGATGGGTTGCCAATGCCAAGATGGTCGCTGAACATGAAGCAGTACCTCTCGAATCGGTTTGGGGTTTAGGTGTTCTGCACTTTTTGAACGATTTGTTGTACATTAAAATGAAAAGCGAGTACGATGTCGAGCAGTATAAGCGCGAGTCAAAGGGAAAATATTGATTTCATCAGGCAGCTCAATGAGGCCCCTGATGGGCAGATTGTGCAGGATGCTCTGGTAAAATCGGCAGGCTATTTCCTTGATGTGTTAGCTAAAAAGGTAAATCAATATAAGCTGGTGAACACTGGAGACCTGCTCAAGAAAGCCAAGATTGAGGAGATAGGAACGAATCAGGTAAATGTCAAGCTTCCGTACTATTATGATTTCATAAATAAAGGTGTGCGCGGAGCGCGAAGCAAGCAGCCTGCGAGCTCGCCTTATAGCTTTAAGGATTCGTACAGCATGAGTGCGGAAGGCCGGAAGAACATAAAGAGCCTGATAGATAACGGCAAGGCAACGCTGCGAGTCGTTCAACCGGGCAGAGAGGTGGGCCTTGAAAGGAAGCGGCGGAGCGTGGCAGACATCCAGTTAGATACGTTGATTTTTGCAATAAAGTCGGGAGGTATCAAGCGGCGTCCATACTTTGATGAGGCACTGGCAGAGAGCCGAAAGGAGATTGCTTCAATAGTTGGCAAGGCATACGGAAAGGAAATAACTTTAAGCATTAAACCGAAATAAGATGAGTGTAACTGCATTCGAAGATATTACGCAATCCTTTATGGATGACTGGTGGATATCGGCTATCAGCAGTGCATCAGGTCAAACTGACCTTAAATATATTGTTGAGATTTTCAGCGATGATTCCAGCGGAGCTACAAAATTTTATGAAGGCAAAGTATACCCAGAGCCGTCAAGTAAATACATGTACTTCAATATTGCGCCTATAGTTAGAAATCAATACACTGAAGAATTTTTTGAATTTGATTTTTCAAATAAATACAACTTAGCGAACTTGTCTGGTGAAGTTTGTTACCGAATTGGAACTGATTATTCCGGCATTACAACATTAAACCAAGCAGCGAATACTTTAGATGTAAATACAAGATATTTATCGAGACCGAAATATAAAAACAAAAGGTACTTAAAAAAATCTTGGTATGATGATAATTGGGAAAGGTGGTTGACAGATAGAAAGACTGTTTCTTCAATAAACAAAAATACAGATAGGTTTTTTATTGGTTGTCGATTGGATGCTAATGAAGAGGGATTTATAAAGTGGGAATCTTTTAACGAAGGCGGAGGCTCGATTAGTTCTTCATCTTATGTTGAAATCAACCCCGGCTATTTAGGTGCTGAACATATTTTGAACATTGGCCCTGATGGTCTTGATGATTTAACTGGAAGCAGCCCAAATATAACTACCTGTGCTTATTATATCGTTACCTTAAAATGGAACGCAGTAACTACAAGTCAAGATACTTTTCTAACATTTAGAATCAACAAAGCTTGCAATCCGAAATATCAATCAGTACCGATACACTTTTACAACAGGTTCCTTTCGGTAGATACCATGCGCTTCGACCTTGTAAGTAGGACAACGGTAGATGTGGAACGCAAGTCGTACCAACAACGAGACTACCGATTCAGCGGCAGCAGCGTGCTTTATACGGATAGCTCTGCTCCCGGAACTACAGTCTACCGAGAGAATAAGATTAACTACAATTCGACCTATAACTATACCATGAAGCTTACCAGCGACCTGCTCGATGATCAGGACTGGGAATGGCTTGAGGACTTGATTGAATCGCCGAAGATATACATGGAGGAGGATGGCTATTTCTACCCGGTAACGATTAAGGCTACCAACTACGAGATAAGCAAGTACGTCAACAACCGCCTGCGTCCGCTTGAAATCGAGATTGAATTTAACTCACCTAGATTATCTTCCGCACGATGACAAGGCTATTCATAGAAGAGAAGGAACTTGACCTCACAGCGACCATATCGCAGCAGATAACCTACGCCATCGATGATATCCGGAATGTGGACAGCAAGGCAACTACCTTTAGCAGAACGATAGTGCTTCCGGGAACGGCGAACAACAACAACCTCTTCGGGCAGATATTCGAGTTTAATCATGCCAATTTCGTTAACGATGTGGCTCCAAATGTGGAGTACAACTTCAACGCTGCCAAGTCTGCCAAGTGCCGGCTTGAATCGGACGGAATGCTGGTCATGAAAGGAGTACTGCGGCTGCTCCAGATAGTGAACGATGGCGGCCGCATCGAGTACGAGGTAAGCATCTTTGGAGAACTCGGAGGATTCATTACTAAGCTCGGAGCCTTGAAGCTTCAGGATTTGGACTTCAGCGACTATGACCATGAATATAGCATAGGCACAATTGGAGCAAATTGGGAAACGCCTGTTTATGGCTCTGGTTATTTTTACCCATTAATTGACTACGGTAATTATAGCATGGACGACAAACACGGATGGAAGATACCTACTTTCCGGCCTGCTTTATTTGTCAAGGAATACATCGAGAAAATAGTGGCGAATGCAGGATACACGCTTGATTTCCCGCTGAAGGAAACCGACCGCTTCAAGCGGCTAATAATTCCCTACAACCGCAAGATATTAACGGCCAATAATACAAAGATATTAAAGCAGCACGGCGAGAATCAAATATTTAACGACGGCACCACTACGGACGTAATATTCTCGGGTGGCACAGGATCGCTGGGCGCCTTCACAGAAGTATCAGATGGATTATACGAATACGACGGAGCGACCACCGTATCAACTACGGTTCAGGTCATTATCACCTATACTTACACCGGATTCCCGGATGTGCTTGTTTTCCGCATCCGTAAGAATGGGACAACGATATACACTCAAAACCTTACCACGAACGGAACTATAAACCACAGTCTTGAAGTTCAGTTCAGCACAAACGATACAATTGAATTCGATTTTTTAAGCATCATAAACGGTGAGACTCTTACATATTTGGCAAAGGTGGATATCGATACAGATACGGCCATCCCGACGCCGGTGCTGATTGGCGATGATGTGATAATGAACGATACCATCCCGCAGAACATCTTGCAGAAGGATTTCTTCATATCCATAATTAAGCTTTTCAATCTGTACGTGTACGAGGATAACATGGTTGAGAAAAAGCTTGTCATCAAGCCTTATGTTGATTTCTACATAGACCAGACGGATGATTACAGCGACCGGGTCGACCGCAGCAAGCCGATGGTCATAAAGCCGATGAGCGAGTTGAACTCCCGGTACTACCAGTTCAAGTACAAGAGCGATACCGACTATTGGAATGAACTATATCGGAAGCGTTACAACGAAGGATACGGAGATAGGATTTTCGACAGTCAGTACGAGTTCGCTAGCGAAACGCAGACGAGCGAGTTGATATTCGCGCCGACGCCTTTGGTCGGGTATTCCGGTGAAGATAAAATTTACAGTACCATATTAAAACGCACCGGAAACGAGCCGACTATAACCGAAGAACAAATCGATAGCATAATCAGGATACTTCAGGTTAAAATAATTGACTGCGATAACTATAAGATTTACTCTGCCGATGAGTTAACTGTGTTGGGAAATTTCAATTTATACGCCTATGCCGGACACTTCGACGATCCGGAAGACCCGGCAGCCGATTTGAATTTCGGGGCAACTAAAGAGCTTTTCTTCGCCGGGGAATCTACCGGAACGAACCAGTTCAATGTGTACTACTCGCCATACATGGCGGAGATTACCGACAAGGATAGCAGGCTGCTTACTTGCAACATCAAGTTCAATGGATTGCAGATAGCCAACCTTGACTTCAGCAGGTACATCTGGATTGACGGAGGCTTATATCGGTTAATGCGAGTTATCGACTACACGCCGGGAACTACGGATTCCTGCAAGGTGGAACTTTTACGAGTGATAAATAAAACTTATTAAGATGGCAGAAGAAGTAGCGTTATCGATAAAAGTAAATGCAGACCAGGCGAATCAGTCTGTCGGCAGCTTCAAGCAGCAACTGCGGGAGGCAACGGCTGAACTTGTCAACATGTCGATGCAGTTCGGTGAGGCTTCTGCGGAGGCGCAGGCAGCAGCGAAAAAGGTAGCAGGCTTGAAGGATGCCATCGGAGATGCGAAGGCTCTTGCTGATACGTTCAACCCAGATAAAAAGTTCGTGGCACTTGGCGGAGCATTGCAAGGAGCTACTGCAGGGTTCTCCGCGCTTCAAGGGGCAATGGGCCTCTTCGGCGGTGAGTCGAAGGATGTGGAGAAAGCACTGTTGAAGGTTCAGTCAGCTATGGCCTTGCAGCAGGGAATAAGCGGTATCGCCGGAGCTTTGGACTCTTTTAAACTTCTGAAGAATGAAATAGTCGGCGGAGTTACGAAAGCATTCAGCACATTGCGAGGAGCCATTATTGCCACTGGACTCGGTGCGCTTGCGGTCGGTATCGGTTTGCTCATAGCGAACTTTGATAAGGTCAAGCAGGTTGTGCTGAACTTCATACCCGGACTTGCGAAGGTAGGTGAGTTCGTGGGCAATCTAATCAACAAGGTTACCGACTTCATCGGAGTAACAAGCGAAGCGGAGAGAGCGCAGGAGCGATTCATTGCAGCGAGCGAAAAGCAGTTGAAGGCTGCCAAGGATTTCCTAGATCAGGAGGGGTATAAATATGATGAGTTCACAAAGAGAAAGATTCAGGCGGATATAGACTATAAGACCAAGAAGTTAGAGATAGACAAGGACACGACCATGTCCGAAGAGGAAAAGAACAAAGCCTTAACAAACTATGCTTTAAAAAGGAATTTTGAACTTGATGAAGCCGATAAAGCAAGGAATAAAAAAGCTCAAGACGCCGAAGACGAGAAGAACAAGAAGATAAAGGAGAAGCAGGACGCGGCGCACAAGGAACGGTTGCAGAAGGAAAAAGAAAGAGCAAAGGAGATAGCGGATGCAAATAAAGAGCAGGACAAAAGGCAGCTTGATTTGCAGCAAGAAATTTATCTTCAAAGCATACAAGATGAAAATGCAAGAGCGCAGGAAAAACTACGCATCCAGCTTGAGAACAGTGTAAAGGAAATAGAGCAGACAAAAGCAACGGAAAAAGAGAAGAACGAGACTATAAAGCTGCTGCGCGAAAAATATAATCAAGATTTAAGCCAGCTGCAATTTGAACAAGTTGAAAAGCAGATAGCTGCTGATATTGAACTAAACGAAAAGCAAGCTGAAGCAAGAAGGCAGCAAGATGAGAAAGAACTTGAAGAAGCAAAAAAGATAGCCGAAGAGCAAAAGAAAATTGAGGAAGATATTATAAAAACTATTGCCGATATCAGGCAAAAGGATTTCGATAATAGGATGAAATTGCTTGATGCAGTAGGAAGTGGACTTACTGCATTGAGCGATATAGTAGGTAAGGAAACCGCAGCAGGAAAAGCTCTTGCCGTCGCATCTTCGTTGATTAATACTTATGCAGCAATAGCCGGGCAACTTAAAGCTTTCTCCGGAGTACCGGTTCCCGGTTATGCCATAGCGCAAGCAATAGTTACCGGACTTGTAGGATTCAAGGCAGTAAGAGATATCATAAAGACTCCGATACCCGGCGGCAAAGGTGGAGGCTCAACAAGTGGCAGCGTTCCAACTGGTGCAGGGGTAGCTCCTCCTCCTCCGCAGATTCAGGCAGTGCCACAAACCACCCGAATAGACCAGGGCCAAATCAACCAGATAGGCAATGCAGCGGTGCGGTCCTATGTGCTTGAGACGGATGTAGCAAATAATCAGGAACGCCGTATCCGCATCGAGCGTGCGGCTCGTATTGGATAACACATAAAATTAAGACCATGAAAATCTATGAATTGGTAATCAACCCAGAAGAGAGCAACGATGCTGAAGTATCCTACATCGCTCTGGTGGATGCCCCTGCGATTAAAAAAGACTTTATCGCATTCAATGAGAACTTTGTAGAACCCGGAGAGAAAGAAACGGAAGATGAGTTTATTTCCCGGTGCATCCGGTATGTTGTTAACGAAGGAAAGGATCAAGAGCAGGCGGCTGCTATCTGTTACTCGAAGTGGGATAACCGCTTTCAGAAGTTCCAGGATAGTTACGATGATTACCCGGAAGCTGCGAAGGAGGCGGCAAGGACCGCACTGCGTTATGCCGAGGAGAACGGCTGGGGAAGTTGCGGCACTCCGGTAGGCAAAGTAAGAGCCAACCAGCTTGCTAAAGGCGAGGCTATCACACGTGAAACCATAGCCCGGATGGCAGCGTTCGACCGCCATCGCGATAACTCCGACAAGCCGCTCGGCGATGGGTGCGGCAGGTTGATGTGGTTAGCATGGGGAGGCGATGCAGGGGTAGAGTGGGCCCAGCGGAAGCTGAAGCAGATTGATAAGGAAAATCTGCATGCCTTCGCCATCCAGAACGAGGACGAGCGGATAATCACCGGGCCTCTTATGATTCCGCAGCAGCTCATCTACCGGAACAATGAGCGATTTGGTGAACACTATGTGAAGTTCTCGGCAGAGACCATCAGGCAGATCGCTATCAAGTTTGCAAAAAAAGGTTACCAGAAAAACGTAAACCTCATGCATGATAGCGAGATGCAGCCCAAAGATGTTACCATGTTTGAGTCTTTCATCAGCGATTCAAGCCGTGGAGTCAAGCCGATGGAGCAGTTTAGCGACTTGCCAGATGGCACATGGTTCGGCTCGTTCTATGTCGAGAATCCGGAGGTCTGGAAGCTTGTGAAGGATGGCAACGTGAAAGGCTTTTCAGTCGAGGGGATGTTCGATTACGAAATGCCGGAAAGCCAAGAGGAAAAATACAGCCGTTTGATTGTCAAGGAATTAGCAGAGATTTTTAAACACTTTTGATTTTTCTGTCTTATTGTAATGTATGGAAGCAAAAGAATTACTTACCAAAATACGCCAGGTGTTCGCCGAGTTCAATGCTCCAACACCTGCACCTGCTGCTCCGGTTACCATGTCCGACTACGAGTTGAAAATCGGTGGCATGGTTTCTATCGATAAGATGGAAGTCGGCGGAGTGGTTATGATTGATGGCAACCCTGCTATCCCCGGAGAACTGGAGCTTGCCGATGGCACTGTTCTGGTAATCGGTGACAACGGAGTAATTACCGAAGTTAAGCCTGCGCAAGAGATGCCTGAAGCACCTGGTGCTCCTGTTGCTCCGGAAATGGACATGGGCAAGTTCGATGCTTTCGAGAGCTTGACTAACGAGAAGTTTGCAAGCTACGAAGCAAAGTTCGCCGCTTACGAAACCCGCTTTGCATCTTACGAAGAGAAGTTGAATCAGTCAAAGCAGATGATTGAGCAACTGCTCCAGTTCGGAAAGATTATGGTTGAAAAACCTATCGTAGCTCCGGATGCATCGGTTAAGACTTCCAATGCTTTCAAAGCAGATAAACCAGAGAGAAATTTCGATATCCTATTTTCTTAAAATTTAAAACAGACAAATAATGGCACTTTCGTTCAGTGGATTATCCACATACACCAAACAAAACGTAAAGCCGCTGCTGACCAGCGCGGTATTCGGCGCTACTACCCAGAAGATGATTCTGGATAACGGCGTAGTATTGACCGGAGTTAAAGGCCCTACGCAGATACCTTTGATGGACACCGATGCGTTTTTTCAAACAGATGCTTGCGGATATTCTCCCAGCGGTACCACTACCTTCAGCGGGCGCGTCCTCACACCGGGTAAAATCAAATTAGAAGAAACTATATGTGTGAAGGATTTAGAACAATATTTCACCCTCGAGGCGCTCAGGGCAGGCAGTACATATGAGGAATTTCAATCAGCTGATTTCGCTGCTGCCTACCTCGCAAAGAAGAACGCTCGTATCGCTTCGCAGCTTGAAACCGCCATCTGGCAGGGTTCTACCGCCAGCACCAATGCTAACCTAAACAAGTTTCAAGGTCTGCAAGCTTTGATTGCTGGAGGTTCTCCGGTTGATGCAAATGTGAGTGCTTATACTGGTGTAGCTACAATCACAACCGTAACGCAGTCGAACGTAATCGCTGCGACCGAGGGTATCTACAAAGCGATTCCAGCCGCCATACTTGCTAAAGGAGATGCGAAAATCTTTGTAGGAGATGACTGGTTCCGCCTGCTGGTTATGGCTTACCGTGCTGAGAAGCTGTTCTTGTATCAAGCAAACGAGACTGCTGACCGCCGCTTCGTTCTGCCTGCCACTTCGGTTGAGGTTGTTGGGGTAAACGGTCTGAACACTACCGGAGATGCTTACGCTATGAGCTTGAGCAATATGGTACTTGGTTTGGATTTAGTAGAGGAAGACCAGAGCTATAAGCTTTGGTGGTCAGAAGACCAGAATGAAATCCGCAGTCGTGTAGCGTTCAAACTGGGAACCCAGGTTGCCTTTACAAATGAGGTGGTTTCTTTCCTAGCTGCTATCTAATAACATATATTTAAAAATTTTAATATGCCTTGCGCACTAATAGCCGGATATACCATCGATTGCCGTGACGCAGTCGGTGGTATTGATGCGGTTTTCTTCATCGAACATGCGAATATCACCGCCTTCGGAGAATCAAGCGGTACGATTACGGCCATGACTAAAGCGAGCGGAAAGCGTTTTTATAAGTTCGAAGTGCCCAGCCGTTCTACCGCCAATGCTTCGAGCAATCCGGTCGGTTCGACCGAGAATGGTACACTTTTCTTCGATCAGACTGTAACCTTCCCGGTAAACAAGCGCGACGCTACCACTCGTAACGTGGTTACTGCTTTGGCCAAAAATAAGGTTATCGCGGTGACGAAGGACAAAGACGGAACCTTCCGGATGTACTTCAAAGGGTACGGCGGTTTCCTTGAAGGTGGTACCGGGCAGACTGGCAGTGCCGCTGGTGACGCCAACGGATATGTACTACCGTTTATAGGTCAGGAGAAGGAGGATTTCTTCGTGGTCAGCGACGCGGTGGCTGCTGCTCTGGAGACACCTGGCTCATAACAACTAACACTATTAAACGAGTCCCCGGCCGGTGAAACGCCGGGGATTTTTTTTTTGAAGATGCTGCACCTAACCAAAGGCACTACCGTAACAATTAAATACACCGCGACGGAGCTGGCAACGCTTACGCTCCCGCGCTTTTTGTTTACATTTGTTCACCGGGCAACGAAAAAGAAAGTCAGCATTAACCTCCAAAACGATAGCACAGCAGCCCGGTTTGACATGTCGGAAATAGTGGTAAATGACCATTTCGCAAACGAGGTGGAGGGCCTCTGGGATTACACGATCAGGGAGAAAGAAGATGGCAACGATGTAACGGAAAGCGGGACCATTTGCGAGACAGGCTACATGTACCTGCATCCGGCGAGCGAGTTCGCCTTTACGATATACAACGCACAGGACAACCAATTCGAGATTTACAATGCACAATAACTACAATAATCTTATCAGCATAAAATTCGCGCGTGCGGAGCAGCCTATATTCAAGGAAAACAAGTCCAAGAATATAGTCGAGTTCGGCATTAATAACGACTACCCGAATTATCTCCTCGGCCTTTTCAACGAGTCACCCAAACATGGCGCCATCGTCAAGAGCAAGGTCGGGTACATTTTCGGCCATGGCTTCCAGGATGTTCCGGTTAAGGCTAATACTGCCGGGGAAAGTTGGAACCAGATCTTGAAAAAATGCATCATGGATGATGAGCTTTATGGAGGTTATTATCTTCAAGTCATCTACAATCTGCTCGGGCAGATTAAAGACGTTTTCCATATTGAATACCATAAGGTAAGAAGCAATAAAGACCAGACCGAATACTATGTTAAGAATGATTGGCAAAGCTTCAAAGAAAAGGCGCGGATGTATCCGAGTTTCAATCCGGCTGAAGCAGTGGCTTCGCAGATACTCGCAGTTAAACAATACAATCCACTCTCCGATGTTTATCCGTTACCGTCATATTATGCTGCCCTAAACATGATTGACAGTGATGTGCAGGTTTCAAGGCATGTTCTGGGTAATGCGAAGGAAGGTTTTACGGCAAGCACTCTTATAAACCTCAATGGCGGAGAGCCTCAAGAGGAGCATAAGGCTGCAATCGAGAAAGGGATTAAGAAAAAGTTTACCGGAAGTGAAGGGGATCGCGTGGTCATCATGTTCAATAAGTCGAAGGACAATGCGGCTGATATAGTGCCGCTTTCCACGACTATGCTTACGAAGGAGGATTTCACGAACATCAATAACCTGATCCAGCAGGAAATCTTCGCAGGGCATCAGATTGTATCTCCTGCGCTAATGGGCATCAAGACCGAGGGCCAGCTTGGAGGCAGGACGGAGCTTCGCGATGCCTATGAGATTTTCAATAACACATACGTGCAGGAAAGGCAGGAGACACACAACGAGAATTTCGGTGAGCTTTTTGCCATCATAGGGATTCCTGGAGAGTACACCATCGAGCCGGTCGAGCCGCTGAAGTTTGAGTTCAGCGAGACAATCATAGCTGCCAACCTCACACAGAACGAAATCCGTGAGATTATGGGCAAGCAGCCGCTTGAATCGGGTCAAGTTACCTCCGATGGGAAACAAGCCGTTAATGACGCTCCTACGACATCACAACCGCAACCAACGGCGGCAGAGATAAATAGCAACCTCGCCGGGATGACCGGAAGGCAGTTCCAGCAGCTCGAGCGAATCAAGCGGAAGTACGAGAAAGGCAGCCTCACACGAGAGCAGGCAGCTATGATGCTGCGCAATGGCTTCGGCTTGAGCGATGGCGATATAGCCTTGCTGCTTGACCCTGAGCCTGCCCAGTTCGCTTCGCAGGTTGAAATCGACATGGAGCTTCTCGCAGCCTTTGAAAAGTTCAGCGAAGATTCCACAGATTACGAAGTTTTGGAGACTAAATCTGCATCGGAAGTAAACTACTTCGCCGAGCAGAAAGACCTGAACGAACTTGAAAGCAATATCATTTTCCTGATTAAAAAGGACAAGGGTAAGGTCGACACAGAGGCCATCGCGAGGGCTTTGGATAAAAGTACCAAAGTAATCGAGACCGCAATCAATGGACTCGTCAAGGCTGAAGTGCTGAAGATTAACACGCAGAAAATCGGAACGGATAAGATTCCGGTCTATGATGTGCAGGAGAGAAATGTGGCAGAATATAAGCCAGAGGCTACGGAGCTTGTCATCCGATACACATACGCATGGCGCGATATTGTTCCGGTTTCAGAGCGTGATACTACCGACCATCCTTCCCGGATGTTTTGTAAAGAAATGATAAAGTTGGCAAAAACAAGAGTCTGGAGCAGGTCGAACATTGAGCAGATGAGTTCGGTGCTGGGATATAGCGTGTGGGATAGGGTAGGTGGATTCTGGAATCGCGGAACCTTTACCGATACGCAATGCCGTCATGAGTGGAAATCGCTAATCATTAGAAGGAAAAAGCAATGAGCGCAAACATACTTTTCATAGGAAGCGAGCTAATCAAGAGCCGCACCGGGATCTCCGATGCCATCGATGATAAGCAGATTAATCCGCATATCAAGGTAGCGCAGGACATGTTCATTCAGCCTGCGCTCGGCAGTACGCTTTATAAGCGATTACAGACCGGTAAAGAGGCAGGCAACCTTTCTGGCAACGAGACTACTCTTATAGATGAATACCTCACTGATGCGCTTGTATGGTACACCATGAGCATGCTTCCGGTGGCACTTGGTTACCAGTTCTTCAGCAAAGGAGTGCTGCAAAAGACCGCAGAGGAGTCGCAGTCACCAAGCCGGGCAGATCTCGAGCTTTTGGGCAGCCACTACAAGGCTCATGGCGAGTATTACTGCCAGCGGATGATTCAATACCTGCGCGAAAATTACCATCAATATTCCGAGTATATCAACACCGGTAACGGCCTGGATGTTATCTTCCCGGAGCTGCGAGCTTATACCTGCCCGATATTTTTAGGCATGGAGTATGAGCTGCCGACAATGCGCAACCTCAACATGAGCGGAACCGGAGCGGCTCCGCAGACCATCGAGGTGATACCGGATACCGGAGTGAGCACGTTCACGGTTGCGCAGCTATCTGGTAAGATGGTAATAAACGCAAGTCGAAGCGGATTGGTTAAGGGAATTACGACCTTTGCAACCAGCAACACGGCCTACCTGCAAATCGTGGGAAGTCAGGTAACGCTGCCGACCGGAGACGTTACCACCGCAGGCGAGCTATTTACGTTCACATATCGTTAATATGTATAAAAGGAAACTGATTGAAAAGGTAAAATTCCATGACCTACAACCAACTAATAAAGGAAATCGATGCAATCTTGGCAAGTCACGGAATGATAAAGACGGCAAAACACACGTCAGTAGCCGAGTGGCTGAAAAGAGATAGCGACCCACCGCTACCGGTCTGCTGCTTTGATTTGGTCAGCGGTAGCCTAGCCAATGGACGGCAGCAAGTTTACACGGTGCAGTTTTTTTTTCTTGACAAGGCCGGGCAGGAGGCCGAGTTCGAAACCGATGTAATCAGCGATCAGTGGCAGATTGCCGAGGATATCATCCAAATGTTAAAGGCCACCCGGAGAGATTATTATATCGATGACCTGATAACGATTAACAAGATATCCGATAAGTACGAGGACTACCTGGCGGGGGTTTCTATGAACATTAATTTTAATACACAAAGAGAATTTGACGCATGCGCTACGCCTTAATCATACTCGCTTTCTTTTTCTGCGCAATCAGGACCGATGCGCAGGTTTACCAGGCTATGCCACAGGCAGGCTATGGTCCGGTGAAGCGGATGCTGATAGACTCGGTGCTGACCATTCCCATCGGGATTTCTGCGCTGCGCAATATAACCGGAGGGCGTGACACGGCGCAGATACGCTATCAGAAATCCGATAGTTCGGTCTATGTTTATACTGGTTCGAGCTGGGTAAAGCTGGGGACCGGAGGTGGCGGCGGAGGAGGTACTGCCGATAGTACGATTTTCTTCACAGTCTACCGGGCGGATACGATGCGTGCGAATATCTACGCAAGCATTGTGTCAACGGATAGTTCTGTCTATTTTACGAAGTATAGGAGTGATACGATGCGTGCGAATTTATATTCGTACATTAAGAACGCGGATTCTTTGACCTATTTTACGAAGTACCGGAGCGATACCATGCGTGCCAATATCTACGCCGCTATCCCGCAGCCGGATACTTTTTACGTCAAATATCCTGTAAGGGTTGATAACGATACGATATATCTCGCGCAGTCTTTTGTGGATTCGGTAGGTACTGGAGGCGGCGGCGGCGGTGGAGCAGGCACTATTAATTTTTATTTGAATGGCTCTATCAGTCAAGGAACATTCGGTGGAACAACTTATTACCAATTAAGCCAGAATCCCATATTCGGAGCAGGAACAAACTTCACAAGAACTAATGCACAAGGAAATGGATATATCGCATCGTTCATAACCGATGCAAACGATCCAAATGTATTAGGTATTCCGGGCGGAAATTGGAATTTGGAATTTTATTTTGCTGCAAATAGTTCAGGAGGCAGTCCTCAATTTTACGCCGAGGTTTATAAATATGATGGTTCAACTTTTACTTTGTTAGCATCGGGAAGTACGAACCCGGAAACAATCACAAATGCAACAACCGTTGATCAATATTTTACATCAATTCCAGTACCAACTGCCACACTTTTAGCAACGGATAGAATCGCCGTTCGGGTTTATGTAATCCCCGGGGGTAGAAATATTACTTTGCATACTGAAAATTCTAATCTATCTGAAGTGCTTACAACATTAACTATACCGGCATGGAAAACAAATGGTAACTCTGATGTAAATGCAGGTAAATTTCTCGGAAGTACGAACAATGCTTCGGTAAGGTTTAGGACGAACAACGTAGAGCGGATGGTGCTTGATTCAACCGGGAACTTGACTATAAATCAGAAAACCGCAGGGAATGATCAAAGCTCAAACTTTATAAATTTTTCTGCTACCGGAAGTACCGGAAATGCCCAAAGCGGTAGTATTTATTATGAAGGATTTGGTACATCGACACAAGGGTCATTAAAATTTGCTAATTCAAATGGTAACATAGATTTAAGACCAAGTAATGGAGATGTTTATATGACGGCAAACAATCCACAATTATACACTACAAACGGAGGCCCTCGCTTTACTAATAATTCTACATCAGCAGGATTTATTTTCGGTAATTACAATGCGCAATCATCTGGAAATTTATTCAATGTTAAAAACGATTATTCTAATCCCGGCGAGCGGAATCCATTTACCATCTTTGCAAACGGAAATATAAAGATGGGGCAGATAGGTGTTACAAATATAGACTCTGGATATACTGTCGACATGACCGGAAACGCAGTTAGAATTTCAAATACCGCAGGAACATCAACTCCGATTTCAACTGCTTTGCTTGATTTGACATCCACAAATAGAGGGTTGCTAATCCCCCGCATGACAACTACACAACGCAACGCCATAAGCAGTCCGGCTACCGGGTTAATGGTATGGAATACAACCGATTCAATAGTCAATCAATATAACGGAAATAGGTGGCAAAATGTAGGCATCACAGCAATGACTCAAGCTGCAATGGATGCTATGTCTAACCCGGCATTAGGAACACAAATTTACAATACGACTTATGATGCCAATTGTACTTTCACGCAAGATTTCGGATGGTGGAGTACTGACCAAAATTGGCTTACTTCAAATGGTATGATGGCAATGGAGGATTTTTTAACTTATCCAATTGCAAGTACTGGGAATGGATTTATTTTTCAAAATAACCTGACAGGTGGTGCGATTTCCGCTGCTACTCCTATCAGCAACCGACCCGGCATTTTGCAGTTAAGTACGTCAACAAGTGCTACTGGAAGAGCAGCTATATTATCAGATGGTAATGCGGTCAGTACACTTATTGTAGGAGGTGGAAAAATAATATTTGAATCTGATGTTCAGATACCTACTTTATCATCCAGCGCACAGACATTTGCATTTTCCACAGGTTTTAGTGGAAGCGGAGTTACTACTGCGAATAACGCAATTTATTTTTTGTACGATTCAGCCGGGGCAACTACTGGTAGCGCAGCGATAGGCAGATGGCAAGTTGTATGCTCAAATGCAAGTACAAGAACCTATACCACTACGGATTCAACTGTAACCGCTGGTAGATGGTATCGCCTACGCTTTGAGGTTAATGCCGCAGGGACAAGTGTGAACTTTTATATTAATGGAGCTTTGGTCAAAACGGAAACCAATAACATACCAACTGGCAATTTAACTCCTGCTGCCACTATATTGAAATCCAACGGAACTACGGCCAGAACTGCATTGATTGATTACATACGAATAAGACAAAAATTTACCACGCCAAGATAAATACTATGCCACAACTCCCAACAAACCCGGTCGATATCGTTCTCGAGATTCCAGATGTAAAAATCGAAGGAACGACAATAAAGCGCAAAGCCGTGCTATTCGCGCTCATCTATAACATGAACACAAAACAGGTCAGCATATCGTGGACCGTTACGCATTATGCTTCAAATGGGAATGGCACTTATGGGGCTAACTTATCAGACATAATCCCATCTTATTCTAAAGAGCAAATAGCCACCAACGATGTCCCGGTAAATCCCATAACAGGCCATCCGATAGACCCGGCAAGCATTGATGATACTACCGATTACATTGGCCAATACGATTTCTTCAATAATATGGGTGAGAATCAACCTGTAAAGGTTCATGATATTATTAAGGAATTTGGCTTGGGACTGCAAAACTGGGACAAATGAAATACCTATTAGCCTTATTGTTTTTGCCGATACAATTATTGGCAACGAATTACTATATCAGCAATTCCGGAAGCGATGCCGCGGCTGGAACTATCGCTGCGCCGTGGGCATCCATTGCAAAGGTTAACTCGAGCATGGGTATCCTTGTTGCCGGGGATTCTGTTCTATTCCAGCGTGGTGGGGAGTTCTTCGGTGCATTGACAATAAGCAAAGCAGGAGTTATCGTAGGAGCTTACGGTTCTGGGAACTTGCCAATAATTACCGGATTTAAGACATTGGCCGGATGGGCAAGCGCAGGTACCAACCTATGGAGTGCGGGAACGGCTTCGCCGAAAAGCTACCTTAATGTCGTTACTATCAATGGGATAATGGTAAGGAAAGGTAGATATCCTGATTACGCAGATAATGCAGGTGGATGGCTTACCTATTCAAACAGTCTTGCAGCTTCATCTACGGTAAATGTATTGTCAACTTCAGCAATACCAACATCTTTTGTTGGGGGGGAACTTGTACTACGCAAAAACAACTACAATCTTGACGTAATGCCAATAACCGGGCAATCAGGGAATACATTTACTTGCAGTAATCCTGCTGGATTATACGGAATTGCAGAAGGTTCTGGGAACTTTGGATTTTTCGTACAAAGCCACATCGCAACTTTAACAACTGCAAATGAATGGCATTTTAATTCATCAACAAAAGCGGTTACAATTTATAGCACGGTTTCACCTACTGCAGTTATTAAAGCTTCTATATTTGACACGGTTGTAAATGTTACCGCCTCAAGCGTTACAATCGAGAACCTTGATATTCAAGGAAGCAACAGATTCGGAGTAATATCATCTGGAGGTAGCTTTGTTTTGAAAAATAGTTATGTACGATTTATAGGATATTGGGGCATACAAATTAACGGTAGTTCAACAACTATCTTAAATAATTTAATTCGTGATATCGGAAGCAATGGGATATGGATGGCAAATAGTGGAACTATTCAAGGTAATCAGGTTAAGGCCATAAGCAATCTCGATGGGATGGGAGGAAATCAAAATGATCAAGGTATCGGTATTGCATTGCAAACAAGCGCTGGAGTTACATGCAGAAACAATATTGTAGATTCTATCTCTTACAATGGAATAAAATTCAACGGAAGCAATGTTAACATCAGGGAAAATGTAGTAAGCAATGTTTGTATAAATAAGAACGACGGAGGCGGCATTTATACATGGGAAAGAAATGGTCAAGATAATTTCACTAATAAACAAGTCAAAAGAAATGTTATTGTAAATAACGGGAAAGTTTTATACGGAATGCCCGGCGAATATGCCACTGCTTTTTACCCTTTATACATGGACGGAGGTACTGCAAATGTTACTATTGATAGCAATGTAGTTGCTTTAAGTAGCAATAGCCAGAATTCAAAATGGGATGCAATAGGAACATACGATGATGCAGCAGTTCTTTTTAATAACCCGAGAAATATATCTTTTACTAACAGTATTATTTTTGGTTTCCCAGTAGCATTTCAAATGAGCGACTGGAGCCCTTCAATACCTGTAACACCAAAGCCATCAAATAACACAATTACAGGAAATTGTTTTTATGTAAATTCGATGGCGAATGGCTCTAATTGGAAAGAAACAAATAAAGCTTTTTATTGGCAATCACAGGGTGGTGTAAGTGTAGCGCAGCAACAAACGGATGTTCGTAATATTGGCATAATGAATAATAACTTTTATTCAGATTCGGTTCAATCTCCATTTTACGTTTCAAGTTATAGTGTTGCCGGGTTGCCTTTCCCAGCTAAATTATCAAACTGGAGGACTTTTAGCACTAAAGACACAAATTCCATAAGGATTTCAGCATCTACCCCAGAGTTCCAATACAACGCAACCGCAACGCCTAGCACGTACACTTTTACCGGAAGGCAGAAAAGAGACTACCGAGGAAACACTTACAATAATTCTGCAACGATTCCGGCCTATTACGGAAACATCTTTTTCGATAACGGCCCGGCTGGATCTAATCCGCCGACCGTATCATGCAGCGCAAGTGCCATCGCTTGTAATGGAGGCAGCAGCACGGTGACCGTATCAGGTTCAGGAGGAACGCCTCCGCTTACCGGTACCGGAACATTCAGCAGAACTGCCGGGACCTACACCTTTACCGTAACCGATGCCAACGGCCAGACAGGCAGCTGCAACGTAACTATATCACAACCGAGCGCATTGGTGGCAAGCAATACAGCCGGAACGATTACCACCGTAGGCGGCTCGGCCAACATAGTGGTAACCGCTTCCGGGGGGACTGCCCCCTATAGCGGTACCGGGACCTTCAGCCGCACAGCTGGTACGTACACCTTCACGGTAACCGACGCCAACGGATGTACCGCTACCACTACCCGCACGCTTACAAATCCATCCCCAATAGTCGTTACCTGCTCATCTACGCCAATCCTATGTAACGGAGGAACCAGCACCATTACCGTCAGCGCATCAGGTGGTACCGGGCCTTATAACAATACCGGAAGCTTTATCCGCTCTGCTGGTACCTATACCTTTAGTGTGACCGATGCCGTAGGTGCTATTGGTAGCTGCACCATTACCGTCACTCAACCGACCGAGCTTGTTGCTGCCGCAACCGCCGGAACCATCAGCACGGTAGGAGGCACCACCTCTGTGGTGGTAACAGCCACCGGAGGAACCGGAGTCTATACCGGGACAGGTACATTTACACGCGGAGCAGGTATCCATACCTTCACGGTAACCGATGCCAACGGCTGCACAAGCTTTGTGATAGTCAGCCTAAATAATCCGGTAATCGTAGCGCCTCAAACATTGAGAATTAATAACATCCGCTTTACGAATGGTAATTGATGTCACGGTATCATTATAACGTGAAAAAAAGATAATACAACTAGCAACCAATCACTTGCATTTTTACGTTTATCGGGTGGTATCATATTTGCAATTCCTGTGGAAAACCGATACCCATGAAACACATGATAGACTGGATGTCTATAAAACTGAATGCGATATGTTTTCTTGGATTAATCCACCCGAACATGATAACGTATACGCTGACCATTTTTGCAACGCTAACCACGATTGCATACAACCTGATTAAAATCCGAAAGGAATTAAAAACACATAAAAGTAAAAACACATGAAATCCGGATATCTCAAACTGACACAACATGATTTCGCTAAAGGATTGATAGTATCGGTCCTTTCATCCGTTCTTACGATCATGTACCAAACCATCGAATCCGGTTCGTTTAAATTCGATTGGAAAGCCATCGCAACCGTGGCCGCAATGTCGGCAATGGGTTACATCTTGAAAAATCTGGTCACCAATTCCAACGATGAATTCCTGAAAAGGGAGCCATCCGAAACCCCTGGACAATGAAGCGGTTTTTTATCATTTGCCTGATTTTTGCGTCATGCAACCCGGCAAATCGGGTTTTGCGCAACCAAGCGCAGTTTGAAAAGGTCGGGCAAAAGTGGCTGGAGAAAAACCCATGCGTCAACGATTCCATCGCGATCTACATTCCCGGCAAACGAGATTCCGTTTACATTGAAATTCCGTCGAGCATCAGCGGGGACGATCATTTGTCGGTCATTGACCTGTTAGATTCCGTCCGCCAGGCCGCCAACCACATCGACCGGGCATGTCAGCCGCGTGTTGCCGCCGCATACCGGAAAGGGTATCAAACCGCCATCGGCCGGGTTAAAACGATTCGGGTTCCGGTTCCGGTCCATGACACCATTCGCGTGGTTGTGCGTGACAAACAATTCGCTGCCATTTTGGAGCAGAATTTAAAACAGGCGAAGGATACACTGGTCGAAGCTCAAAGAGGGCAAATAAAGGCCCAGAATCAGCGCAATTTGTGGCTGATATTGTTCCTGTTTTCCATGTTGGTTTTGACGTATTTAATAAGGCACAAAATGAATGAATTATGAGTTTAGGCACAAAAGCATTGGCAGTCGCACAAACCCAAATCGGCAAGGCCGAAAAGCCATTGGGCAGCAATTGGGGCGAGCCAGTCAAATCCTATTTGAAATCGGTCGGGATTAATTTCCCAGCCGCGTGGTGCATGGCGTTCGTTTATTGGTGCTTTTCGCAAGTGGACAAAAATTGTCCACTAATCCGGACCGGGGGAGTTCTGGCCGCATGGAACAAGGCCGACCGCAAACACCGGGTGACCGACCCGAAACCGGGCGATATTTTTATAATGAATTACGGCCGCGGCCTGGGCCACACCGGAATTGTGGTAAAAACCGACACAAATTTTATTTACACAATTGAAGGCAACACCAATGATTCGGGGAGCAGGGAGGGGGTGATGGTGTGTTATAAGCAAAGGCCAAAAAAGAAAATAACCGGATATCTTCGGTACTAAATATGTGCTTTGTTTTTTAATGGTTTTAGGCGGTATTGGTGCCTTGCATAGGCAGGTTGCCAATATCCATGATCCCCCGGCATTTCCATGCTGGGGTTCTTTTTCTATGCGATTCGCTGAATGAATATTTTGCCGTTAATCAAGCGGGTTACGAATTTGCGACCCATGTTAACCTGATTGCGCTTTGTTATATCCGACAGGTGTTTGCGGAAAATCCGGATATTCTCAGGCAATACATCAACTATGAGGCTTTGGTTTAATTCCAAAGTATCATGGAGGTTTTTCGCCTGTTGATATGTGCCTGTCTTGTCTTTCATTTTTTTGGTATATTTTTACATCGGACAACCTGCCGAAAAGTTATGCCCGTGAAAAACCAAAAAACGGCCGGTTGTTTCTACAACTGGCACACATAAAATTACGTTAACTCAAAATATAAATCGGGACAAAATATCCCCAAAGTTGTTGCCCCATCGGGCGGCGTTTGTTTTCGATTGTTATGGAACGATTAACCCCGCTTGTTTAGGCGGGGTTTGTTATATCCATCCGGGTATGATTAATATGATACAGCAGTATCTCCATCAAACAAGTACATACAAACCAGATGAACCGTATTGCGGGCCTTTTGCCGATGACGAAGCCGGATGATGCGGTACTGGGCGCACTTCATCGACAGGCCCATCTTGTCGGCCACTTCCTTGGTGGTGTAGCCTTGCGACAGGTAATAAATCATACGGCGGATTTCGCTTTCTGGGATTCGAGTTCCTACCATATCACACAGCTTAAGATTGGAACGGAACCGCTGCTGCGGATATCCATGTAAATGCTATACTTCCCGACTTCGCAGATTTGCATTCCTTTAATCCAGATTGGATTCTCATCGTCGTAATCGAAGGTGAGTATCGTCTTGCTGGAGGCCCGCAGGGAGATTACGGTCGATTTCACTACATCATCCGAGGCGCCCAGAATGATGATGCCATCCGGTACGACATCGGAGGACTTTATTCGGAAGGTCTTCACGTACAGGTCTGGTATCTGCGCCATAAGCTCGGCGCCGAAGTTCGATGCTTCGCAGCTCGGGTTGCCAGGTGTGAGTGTGTTCATGATTTTTTGTTTATGTTGTTAATTAATTCCATTGGTAGCCCACGCCTTTAACCGTGGTGATGCAGTCCACCGGGAGGGCCCGCCTGATTTTGCGGATATGCACATCAATGGTGCGGTCCCCGACAATAACCTCGCTGCCCCAAACCTGGTTGAGTATTTCATTTCGATGCAGCACACGGCCCTGGTTGCTGGCCAAGTAATACACCAGTTCAGTTATCTTTTTAGGGAGTTTTAGTTCCCTGCCTTGGGTGCTTATTACGTACCTATCCAGGTCTACCGTTATCCCGCTACATTCAATCTTTGGCGGTTTCTTCGGCAGGGCAGACTCCAGCAGATGGATGATTTCGCCTTTCGTGTAATACGGCTTATCGCTGTTCTTGATTTTTTGGATAATGGCTGTCATGGCTTGCGTTTTTTATCTTGTTCGTAATAATATCGAAACAGGTCCCGGAGCTGCTTTTTAGTTAACTGGCTTTTCAGCTCCTGCTCCCTTTCTTCCTTGTCCAGCGACCAGCAAATCATGCCCACAATTAGGACAACACAAACGGCTAAAATGTAAATCATCGATTTTTAGATTTAGGTGAATAATTAGCGATTCATATTCTTTCTGGATTTCAGGGTAGACGCAGAGGTAGTCGTTCAGCTGCTTGATGTGGTGTATCGCGGTACTATGGTCGAAGCCGAAGATGCCCGCGATTTGGCTGTAACTAAACCGCATCTGGTCGCGCATTATTTTCATAACCATCTGCCGGATATGTACCCGCTTTCGGGTGCGGTCCTTGTACGTTATAAACGCCGCGTTCACATCGTAGAACTCGGCGCAAGCCGCCATTACATTTTCGGGCGTCTTGGGTTTTTTGGTTATGCCTGGAGGGATAAAGTACATGTCTTAAAATTGCACCCGACCAAAGCCGGGTGCTTGGTTTATCAAGGAGGGGTTATCAGCGAGCAAGTTCCTGGAAGTTCGCTTCGGCATCTTGAAGCTCACTAAGCAGATGCGGAGCCACCGTATATCGACTGAGCACGCGCTTGATGATATCCTGCTCTCCGGCTTCAATTGCTTTGAGTGCCTTGTTGTAAACCTCTTCGGTCATTTCCGGCTTGCCGGGTGGCTCTTGCTTAACTTCCAGATGTCCGATATCTTCGGTCACCTGCTGCATCTCTTCAGGCACATAGACCGAGCCTGCGAATACATCCGGGGTAAACCACTTCACGCCGTTACTGATGGCCCGCGCGAAGAGCATGTTCTTGGGGAACTTGTCGAGGTTCTTGGTTCCGGCTTTCTTGGCATCATCGTAACTGAAGGAACTATTACCGATTTTCTCGCTGCCTTCGTAGAAGTCAATGGAGCAGTGCTTGTCGGTGTTTTCCACTACCCTATAATTATACTTGCCAGATGACTTGACCGCTGAAGCGATAAGACCTGCGCCGATTACCGGCTTTCCGGCGATGATGTGGATACCGGAGATGGAGGCCAGCGGTGGCAGGCCCAGTTCGTTTCCGGCCATGATTTTGACCATTGCCTGCGCGGCTGATTTAATGTCTTGGAAAAGTCCTGACCGGAAGAACTGCTCGGCCAGCAGCATGGCATCGTTAGGTGCGATGCGTTGAATTTGATTGTTCATGGTTGTTTATTTAAGTTGTTAATGAATGAATTTTTAAAAAGACCCAGTGCGTGGAAACGCTCCGGGAAATCTACTGAAAAACCAAAAACTAACTATGAGAGCGAAACAGTTACGGTAGTGGTTGATGATTTGGATGGCGGATAAATCTTGCGCAGCTCGCCATGTTCGGTTACGATGTCCAGACCTTCCCCAGGAAGCATCTTGATAAATGCCTCTCGGACTTTAATCTTGGCGTCCAGTTCGGCTTTATTTTCATACAATTCAGAAAGCTCAGGGTCTCCGCACTGGCTGTAATCGTACCGAGTTCCGGTTTCCTTTATGCTGAACTTTCCGTTGTATCGCTCGAAGTTCTTGCCGTACTTTGCAGACTCGTCAAGCAATGCGTCACGGTACTGGGGATCGCTGGTGATTTCCTTAATGATTTCCTCCATACACTTTACCTGCAAGTGTACCTTAATCGGATCGGCATCGCCGACAAGGATGCGGTTAATCACATCGCGGACGAAGCTGAATCGCTGGGCCTTGTCCGTCTGGAAAAGGCTCAGGATGTTGGTGGTTGTTAGTGCTTCCATGTTTTCGGTTTAATGGTTAAAAGAAATAGTTAATGATTGACTCTCCGAACATGCATACGAGCAGGAGAATAATCAAAACAATGTAGCTGGTTCGTGGATTGTACTCTTTCATGGTTGTTTGGTTTTAGTTTGCAGCCGGTATCGGATTCGAACCGATATCTATCAGGATTCCTGAAACGTTACCCTAGAGGTTATTTATTCACCTTTACGCCAACCGGCCGTCCACGGCTTCCATGTTATGAAGCCGAATTTATCAACAATATAAATTAGAACAGGATCATCATTCTGCCATACCAGGCCATCGCTAGGAACGTCCTGAAGAAAGTTTTCGATATAAAGGATGCAATCGCTCAACGTGTCGAAGCTGAGATCTACACGCGGAGCGGTGCTATCGGAGTGCCAGTATGTTTTGATGTAGTTGTTCACAATTAACTGTTTAAGAAATATTCGTTGCATTCTGTTTTTGCGGCATCGATAGCATCCTCCTCTTCGTCGTATCCATCGACATAGATATCGGGATGATTTTCAAGCGAAGCAATGGCACGCCATCCGTCCGGATAGTTAATTGTTTTAATGGTCCAGTCACCGGAACCGTTGCGGAAGATTTTTGTTGTCATGGTTTTTGGTTTTATTTGTTTAAAAGATAGTTGACATATCTGGTGATTACATTAATCGGCATAATCAATTTAGCCTCTGCATCTAACCTATCCAAATGTGCTGCTGATGTTTCGTAGTACCCCTTTCTTGAAATAGACTGCTGGGCAGTTGCCTTACCGTTTGATATGCTTACGTATTGATTTCCAAGATAAATACGAACAATGTTCTCTTTTTCCCAAATTTTGGCATCTGCCCGGTAGTTAGTCCAAACGTATGGGTTTTTGTTAAGAGCGGTTACGATTTCTTTTGTTGTCATGGTTTTTGGTTTTAGGTTGTTATCGTTTCAGTTTGATAAGACAAATTTATGCGGATATTCCGGAAATAAAAAATTTTATTTTATCTGCTATTTTATTATCTTCGCAAAATTGTAAACTAAAATCTTTAGCATGGAAAAGAAACGAGCTGGCCGAAAGCCGCTACCTGAACAGGAAAAAAGAAAAATCATTTCAATATTCGTAAAAAGCAAATATGCCCCGGAAGCCTACCTCGAAATCAAGCGTATCGAAAGGAAGTACAACGCCAAAGGAACCGAGCCGCTGGCGAGATGAATACGCACGGCTGCGTGATCGCCACTACGCCAGGACCTACCCATCGGTCGCGGCGGCTGGCCTGATTCCCAAGCCGAGCTTCCCAGATATTAACAAGGCCAACGGCCTGACCAAGTTCGTCATCGATATGATCAACTGGTCCGGCGGCTATGCCAACCGCATAAGCTCATCCGGGCGGGTGGTTAACGGCAAGTACATACCTGGGGCAACCAGAAAAGGAACGGCCGACATCCACGCTATCATCAAGGGAATGCACTTTTCCATCGAAATCAAGGTGGGCCGCGACCGTATGAGCAATTGGCAGGAAGCCGAGCGCGAACGCGTGCGCAATGCCGGAGGGAACTATCTTATCGTGGCCGACCCGGATTCTTTCTGCACCGCGCTGGAGTATATCATAAACAACTGACAACATCCCCATGACTATATCTGAAGTTCGTCAATACCTTGACGATTATACCTCCATCGGCCTAACCGTCATCCCTGTCGAATGGGATATAGAAAAGAAAGCCCCGAAGTCTCATCGGTTCTGGTCCGATGGCGAACCGCTTCCCGTATTCGAAAACCATAACGCCATCATGATCAAGACGGCGGAGCCTTACCATTGCTTCGACTTCGATATAAAGAATACCGAAAACAAGTCCATTTTCCTCGATTGGTTCATGATGCTAGATGCCCAGATGCCCGATCTACTGCCGAAGCTTTACATCGAGAAGACCCGCAACGCCGGTTATCATGTATGGTTCAGATACCAGCAACCGCTCAAGAAGCTTTCTCTGGCCGACTCCGACAAGGGAGCAGAGGTGATAGCCCTTTACGCCGGTGGGCCTCTGGTTTACACCTATCCGACCCCGGGTTATACATTGGAGGCCGGAAGCATGGAGGATTGCCAGGAGCTGACCGCCGATGAGTTCGAATACCTGTGCAGCTCATGCGCCGCATTCAACGAATACAAACCCAGCTATGACCCGAACAACAAGGCAATCAGCTATCCAAAGGGATTTGAATCTTACTGTATTGAGTTCGACAATAATCTTTCCGACGACGGATGGCATACGCTGCTAACAACTATCGGCCTCTCGCCTATAATCAATTACCGATACGGTAAGGATGACAAGTTCAAGGCATACAAGCGTAACGGTTCCGATTCCGATGCCATAAGTGCGAAGGTTTACTTCCGCAAAAAGCGTCTCATGATTTTCTCAGCCTCTATGGCCGAGTACCCGAACTGGCATAATAAGCACGATTACCCGGTATGGTCCATGCCGCCTTCGTTTGTGCTATTTTACCAGCATGGCCGCTCATGGGAGAAGGCATTGGAAATGATGCAGCTTATTGCCGAGGCCGAAGGATTCGACTTATCATCAGTCAAGCCATACGCAGGCAGGTTCCCGATGCATATCTTCCCCGATACGATCAGGCATTCCATCCTCGAGGTATCCGCTGCCCGGAGCCTGGTCCCTGAGTTCGTTTCCCTCTCCGCGCTCTGGACCATAGCCAGTCTCGCCGGTACGCATTACGTTTCGGATTTCAACGGAGACGCAAAGAACATCCTGTTCTGCCTGATGGCTGCGCCTATGTCGGTTGGTAAGACTCCGGCGTATAAGGTAGTCTGCGAGTACCCGCTCAATGAAATGCTGGAAAGCTCCGACAAGCGTTTCGAGAAAGCCGTGCGCGACTGGGAAATAGAGAAGATAGAGGCCGCATCCAACAAGCAGCCATTCAGCAAGAAAAAGCCTCGCCGTTACATTCCGTTCGCCTCAGACGGAACAACTGAGGGCTATGTCTCCCTGCTTCAGGATCAGCCAAATGGTCTGGGAGTATACCATGATGAAGCAGAGACCATCATCAACGCCGGAGCGTTTAAGCAGAATAACGATGCCATATCGTTTTTTACAACCGCTTTTTCAGGCGGCAGGCTTACCCAAGTCCGGGCCGACCGGGACAAAGAGCGGATAGTCCCATCGGTTAACATGTCCCTGCTCATGGGTACGCAGACCGAACGGCTACGTAATATATTTACACTCGACCGCATCCAGTCCGGATTCTCTTCCAGGTTCCTTATAGTAGTTTCCGACTACATCGAGCTGAATACCGATGTAGATCCCTTTGGCAAGACTAAAGAGATGTGCGAGGACTGGCAACGCATCCTATCTGAACTATACGAAACGGCTGAGGATTTCAACTCAGGCAACGGCGGCAAGATTCAAATTCGCATGACAGACGAAGCCAAAGCCTTATACCGCAATCTATACCAAACTAATCTCAAGGAAGCCAATCAAAATATAATAGCCAAAAAAGATACCATCATTATCGGCACGCAGGCCAAGATGTCGAACTACTTCCCGCGCCTCTGCCAGATTATAGCCATAATGCACAATAACCGCCAGCCGGTGATAGACGAGACCATTGTACAGATGGCATACGATTGCTTCAAGTACTTCGCACATACCACCGTTGATATTCTCAGCAAGCTATTGGACGAGGTAGAGACCGGCCTGCCGCTGGAGCTGGACAATCTGTATAAAGAACTCCCCGAGAAGTTCACCGCTGAGGAAGCGAAGGCCGCTTGTATCAAATTAAACCTCAAAGACCGCCGCTTCGAGACCGCTATTCGCCGGAAGGATTTCTCACGGCTGTTCCGAAAGGTGGAGCATGGCACTTATCAAAAAACGTGATAATTTTATTTTATTTTCACATTAGCACACCCGCACAGCCTGCGGGTTTTTTCGTGCACCTCCGCAAATCCACTAAATCCATATAAATACACCACCTGAAACCCACGCCCACACTGCATATCCACCATATCCACTGTATTTGTATAGGATAATAATAATAATACTCTTATTATATTTAAATAGAGTATAAGAGGGGAACCCATGGGAATGGTGGAAATGGTGGATATCCACGCCCAGACTGCATTTCAGCGGTGGAAAATCGGTGTGAATACAGTGTATTTGGAAACCCATCAAATCCACATACCTTTACCCACGGTGCAAACGCACGCCATCATCACGGCCATCTACCAATCGCAGGAACTTTCCGACCTGTTAGTTAAAATACGCCCTGAAGCAATTAGAGACGATTTAAGGCAGGAAATAGCCCTAACCTTACTCACCCTGCCGTCCGAAAAAATAATCGCTTTAAACGAACGTAATGAGCTTATACGCTATGTTATGAAAATTTGTTGGGTGTTGGCAGTCTCCGACCGGTACATGCTATCAAGCCGCTACCGCCACCGCGAGCTCGTTAATGCCATGGAGTACCTCTACACCCAGATGAACTACCCCGAAGTGCCCATTTCTTTGGCAATTAATGCTAAAAATTTTATCAATAAAAAAAACAGGAATATCTTTGAGGACCATGAAGCCCGGATATTTAACAGGTATGTGGAACTCGGCAGCGCCAGGGCCGTGGCGAAGTACTACGGCATCCCGCTGAACCATACGGCCAACGTCATAAATAAAGTAAAAAAAGAACTCAAATGCTTATTACTGCAATAGCCGGAATCCTGACCGCCCATTTCTTCATAAACGTGGCCGGGTTGCACATGGTTATGAAGCGGCTGCTGAACCGACCGGGCAGGCTCAAGCCGTTTGACTGCCAGCAATGCCTGACCGTCTGGATGACGCTGGCCCTTTACTTTTCACCCATCGAGATAAGCCAATGCCTTGCAACCATATTGGGCGCAGGTTATTTCGCAACCTTGTTGCAAAAATGAAAGATATTACAGCGATTGGATTTACCGGAAAGGATAGCGGATGCGGATACCACCGCGTGCTGATGCCGCTGGCATACATGGACGGCGTTACCGGCCACGTGACCAATGCCCTGACCCCCGAGCGCGTGCATCATTGGGATATCCTGCTATACAACCGCATCAGTCCTTTCGATGACGATTGGCAGTTCGTCCGCGATCATCTGACTTGCAAGGTGGTACTTGATCTGGATGATTGGTGGGTGCTACCGCCGAACCACATCCAAGCGGAGATGTACGACGCGTTCGCGGTAAGGATTGAAAGGAACATAAGCACGGCAGACTGGGTGACCTGCAGCAGCCCTGCGCTATACGATAAGATAAGACAGCTAACGGATATGGTGTCCATTGTGCCCAACGCGCTGCCATTCGGTTATAACCAGTTCATCGAGGATAAGGAGCCGTCTGCCGATGGCCGGGTACGATTGTTCTGGTGTGGTTCGATTACCCATGAGCATGATGTGGCCATCCTCAAGAATCCACTGCGCAGGCTATCCTTCCAGAAAAACAAAATCACCATGATGCTGGGAGGGTACAATAATTCCGACCCTTACTCGGAGTACCTATGGAAGCGGATACTGCACAACTTTACCGGAGGGGGGATGCTCGACTACCAGGTGTTGCCTAGTCAGCCTGTTAAGACCTACATGGACTTGTACCAGTATGCCGATATCATGCTGATACCTTTGGAGGAAACAGAATGGCACGCGTGCAAGTCCAACCTCAAGATATTGGAGGCTGCGGCGAAACGGATACCGTGCGTGGTGAGCAAGGTGCAGCCGTACAGCCTCGATGCCGATGCCCCGGTGTTGTGGGTGGAACGGCAATCCGATTGGTTCACACATTTAAACTATCTCATCAATAATGAAAAAGCGCGACAAGATTACGGCAACCGGCTCTACAACTGGGCCCGCGACAAGTACGACCTCATCAAGATCAACAGAACCAACAGACGCGAGCTTTTTGGAAGTATTTGCGAGGCATCGCCACATTTGGAATCTATACCAGGTGAGCAGGGAGCTGGTTAACTTCCATCACCACATACAAGCCGAGTTGCTGGTAGCTTACCGGGCATTGGTGGATCCGTTCTATCACTACAATAACAACTGCCGGGAGTGCGTTCAGGAATTCATTACGCGCTGTTATACCTGGTACGATAATCAACCGAAATGAATGCAGTTTTATTCATAGTACTTTACGGCTCCGAAGCATCCATCCGGCGCGGCCTGTCATCCACTTTACCAAGTATGCAGAGCGGGGC